GTGTTGCAACATCAGCAACTGGAACGGTTTCCATTAAAGACGGCGCGAGCGGGTCATCAATTGTAATTACTGCTGCAAACACTCCAATTGGTGTTTACTCGGTTAATATTGGCGCCAAGTCAAATAGTGGTGGATGGCGTGTAACCACTGGAGCTGGAGCTACCGCAATAGCTGTTGGTCGATTTACTTAAGAGGTTTAAATGGCTTCTGCTGTAGAGATTTGCAATTTGGCTTTGTCTCATTTGGGTCATACCAAAAGAATATCTAGCTTCACTGAACAATCAGAAGAAGCTAGGCTTTGCAGTATATTTTATGAGATAGTTCGAGATATAGTTTTAAGAGAATATAAATGGCCTTTTGCTTCTGTAATTAGTGCTTTAGGTTTGGTAGAAGAAGATCCAAATGATGAATGGTCTTATTCATATAGATATCCGTCTGATTGTTTGGATGTAAGAAGAATACTTGGAGGCCTTAGAAATGACACTAGGGAGTCTCGCGTTCCATACTTAATATCTCAAGACTCTTCTGGTAGAATTTTATATTGCGATATTGAAGACGCTTTTATTGAATATACAAAAAGAGAAGATGATACGAGTTTTTATCCTCCAGATTTTGTTATGGCACTTTCTTACAGAATAGCATCTTACTTGGCTCCTGCTCTTACTGGCGGTGATCCGTATGGTCTGCAGCAAAAAACATTACAGTTATATCAAATTGAAATATCAAGGGCATCTTCAAGTTCATTTAATGAGCAACAAGATGAGCAGCTTCCACAATCTGAATTTATTAATGCTAGGGAATAAAATGAAATCAATGAAACTGAAAGAAATAACTTTTAAAACTACAAATGAACAAATGGGAATTAATAACGGATCATCTTTAAATCCAGCTGTTATAGGTGAAAAGCAAATTGATGGTCCACAATATCCATATGGCTTGAGACTTTGCTTAGATAATGATGTTATTAAAGCATTAGGTTTTAAAGATTTGCCTGAGGTTGGGCAGGTTATGGATTTAAAAGCTAAGGTTGAGGTTTGCTCGACCAACGAATCAGAATCAAAAGAATACGGCTTAAAGATGTATATGGATCTTCAGATAGTTGAAATGGAAATTGGAAAACCAAAAGCTGATCCAGCCAGTAAGCTTTATGCTGAAGAATCTGACGGGTACGAAGAAGACGGACAAGGAGACTAATGTCCACTAATTCTCAAAGATCTTTTTCAGGTGGTGAAATATCACCAAGTTTGTACGCTAGAACAGATGTAAATAAGTATTATACGTCTGTTAAGAAAATGCGTAACTTATACAGTATGATCCATGGAGGAGCTGAAAACCGACCTGGAACTGAATTTATCCATGAAGTTAAAGATTCTACAAAGGATGTTCGTCTCATCCCTTTTGTTTTCTCTCGCAGTGTTACCTATGTTCTAGAGTTTGGTGATGAATACATGCGCGTTATTAAAGACGGTGTTATTCAAAAAAGAACAGCTCAAAATATCACGACCATCTCAAACGCATCCACTGGCGTTTTAACTTATTCTGGCGCTGATAACTACGCAAACGGTGATCAGGTTTACATCTCAGGCCTTGCCGGTACATTAGGAAATAACCTAAACGGTAGGACATTTAAAGTTGCTAACGTTAATACTGGATTAAATACTTTTGAATTAAATTATTTAAATGGAACAGCTGTTAATACAACAGCAATGGGTTCTTATACTTCTGGCGGGACCATTGAAGAAATTTATGAGATATCAACTCCTTATCAAGATACTGAGATTGCCGATTTAAAATTTGCTCAAAGCGGTGATGTTTTATATATAGTTCATCCAAATTATACTACTCGAGTTTTATCAAGAACTGGCGATATTAGTTGGACTTTATCTTCTGTTACTTTTTTCCCGGAGGTAAACGGGGCATCTGTTACTGGCTTAGGAATAACTCCACAAGGAACTACTGGCTCGACAACATACACTTATTTAGTAACAACTTTTGATCCAAGAACTGGAGAAGAAAGTGTTGGAACATCTAACAGTACAACTACTGGAAACGCTACCTTATCTAGCACTAATTTTAATAGGATAACATTTACTTCTCTTGGTGATCCTTACGAGCATAATATTTATTTACTCCGAGCCGGGATATGGGGTTTTGTTGGAACTTGCTCTGGGACTGTAGCTCAATTTGATGATATTGGATATACTCCTGACTATACTGATAATCCACCTACAGATCGAGCTGTATTTGATGCAGCTAATGATTATCCGTCAGCAATAACTTTTTATCAACAAAGGCTAGCATTAGCTAATACAAACAATAATCCAGAAAAAATTTGGTTATCTGGAACGGGATCTTTTACAAATTTTCAAGTCAATAAACCAATTCAAGATTCTGATTCAATAGAGTTTACATTGGCTGGAAAGTTAATTTCTCAGGTTTACCATCTTGTTGATATTGGCAGACTTGCTGTATTTACAGAATCAGGTGAATGGATAGTTAATGGTGATGATGCTGGTGGAATTGTTCCAACTAGAATCAATGCGACGCAATCAACTTATTACGGGTCTGACCCGCAATTAACTCCAATTGTGATTGGCAATAGCGCTATCTATGTTCAAGCTCGCGGATCTATTGTAAGGGATTTTTCTTATAAAATTGAGTCTAACGGTTATGATGGGAACAATTTAAGTTTATTCTCATCACACTTATTTAAGAACTATACAATATCTGATTGGGCTTTTCAGCAGGTCCCTAACTCTATATTATGGGCTGTTAGATCTGACGGCAAGCTTCTTGGGCTTACATATTTAAAAGAACAGCAAGTATTAGCTTGGCATCAGCATGACACTGAAGGCGGAGTTTTTGAAAACGTCTGTACTATTCCTGGAACTACTGAGGATGAAGTTTATTTTGTAGTTCAAAGAGTTATCAATGGATCGACAGTTAAGTATATTGAAAAAATGGTAACTCGCCAGATAGATCAGATTGAAGATGTTAAAATAATTGATTGCCATTTAAGTTATGATGGAAGAAACACTGGATCTCAATCGATGACGCTATCTGAATATTTATCTGGTGGATGGGACTATACATCGACAGTAAATATTACTTCTAGTACATCTTATTTCTCGTCAACTGAAGTTGGAAACGAAATACACTTAACGGGGGCTGATGGAACCATTATTAGGCTTGAGCTTACTGAATATGTCTCAGGAACAGTTATGCGCGGTAGACCAAATAAAACCGTACCTGCTGGGATGCGCTCTGTTGCTATTACTGACTGGTCTCGTGCTGTTGATACAATCAGAGGTCTATGGCATTTGGAAGGCGAAACGGTAAGCGTATTTGCTGACGGTTTTGTAGTTGCTAACCCAAACAATTCTTCATACACAACTGTTACTGTTTCAAGTGGATCAATAACTCTTGATGATTGTTATGGAGTTATTCATATAGGAATTCCAATAACTGCAGACCTTGAAACTTTAAATATTGATAATCCTAACGGAGAAACGATATCAGATAAAAAACAGATAATTAATAAACTTAGTTTATTTGTTGAAGCCTCTCGTGGGATATGGGCCGGAAGTGAAGAGCCCGATGAAACGGTTGGCTTTTTAGATGGATTAAATGAATACAAACTTAGGGGCTTTGAATCTTATGATGAGCCTGTTGAATTAAAGACGGAAGTTGTTGAGGTTGATTTACAATCTCACTGGAATTCAAACGGTAGAGTTTTTATAAGACAGACAGACCCAGTACCATTAACAATTCTTGCTGTATTGCCAGCTGGAAAATTTCCGATCAGAGGGGGTTAGTTATGGCAGCAAGTATGATAGGCGCCTTAGTTAACGCTGATGCAACCAGGAGTCAGGCTAAATACCAATCAGCCATGGCTAAAATTAATGAGCGAAGAGCAATGCTTCAAGCAGAAGATGCTTTTCAAAGAGGCGAAAAAGAGGCCGGAAGATATGGGGATAAAGTTAAGCAAGTTATAGGAACTCAGCGAGCAGGTTACGCATCTCAAGGAGTTGTTGTTAATTCTGGAACAGCTTCAGCTATTCAAGCTGAGACTCAAGCAATCGGCCAAGAAGATATTCAAACAATTAGAACAAACGCTTTTCGTGAGGCTATGGGATATAAATCTCAAGCTGAAGATTATGCACTGCAGGGACGTTTGGCAAAATCAGCAGCTAAATCTAGCGCTGCTCAAACTCTTTTAGTTGGTGGACTACAATCAGCAAAAGAAGCCGGTAAGTATTTAGGCGGAGGTTAATCGTGCCATCAGTGCCAAGAATACAGCAGCAAGTAGATGAAAGAGCATTAGCTGGAACAAGGGTGCCAACTGAAGGTCCTGGTATTGAATCTTTTGGCGGAGGTCAAAAGATATCTCAAGCGGCTGGTGCTATTGGTGATATAGCTTTAGACGCTTATAAAGATGCGGCAAAAAACCAAATCATGAAAGCGGATGAGCAATTAACTAATGCTCAAAATGATTTATTAAATAATCCTGAATATGGAGCTCTTAACCTCAAAGGCGAGCAAGCATTTGATGCTCCTGAAAATGTATCTAAAGCCTATAAAGAAAACCTATTAAAGATTGAGCAAGAAATTACTAACCCACTTGCTAAGCAAGCCTTTAAAAGAATGGCTTCTGAAAAGGGAATGCAGCTTAACAATCAAGTCAGTAAGCATGTTGGAAATGAAATCGATGTTTACAATAAGCAGCTTGCAACATCTTACGCTGATTCAAAATTCAATTATGCAATAACTAATTATCAAAACCCAGATATTGTTAACGAATCTATTAAAGATGTCATGACTTCTTTTGATGAAAGTCCTGCATTTAAGGGTATGCCTCAACAGGCCAAAGATCAAATGAAGTTGGAATATGCTTCTAAAGTTCATGTATCTATTATTGACAGAATGGTTGATAACGGACAGGACTTGGCGGCGCAAGAATATTTTAATGCCAATAAATTAAGCATCGCTGGTAAAGATATTGCTAATGTTGAGAAGTCTTTAGAGGCTTCTGCCAGTGCAGCTTATGCCCAAAGAGAAGGTGATAAGATTTTAGCTCAGACTGGTAGTTATAGGCAGGCCTTATCAATGGCAAATTCTATGACTAAAGATGATCCTAAAAAAAGACAAGCTTTAGTTGATAATATTTCTCGCCAGTTTAATTTAAGAAAACAAGCAGAGCGTGAGGATCAAGAGAATACAAGTCAATATATCGGAGACTTGCTTGATAAGAATGGCGGGGATTTAACCGATCCAAGGGTCAACAGGCTTATGTCTGGAATGACTATTAATGAAAAAGAAAACATAACTACGTACGCTAATAATATATCATCTGGAAAGACTATTCAGACTGACAGAGATTATTGGCAAGGCATCATGGAAGATTTCGCAAAAGATCCAAACAATTTGAAAAATTATAATATTCAAAGCGCTGAGGCTAGGAATAAATTATCTAGAGCTGACTGGGATAAAGTCTATAAAATGAAGCAAGATATTAAATCTGGAAAAGGATCTAAGGATCTTCAAAACTTTAGGGATGATTCTGCTATTGCTTCATCTTATTTAGCTAAGATGAAAATTAAAGATAAGAACCCAAAGGCTACTGAGTTTAAAAATAAGTTCTACTCAGCTCTTGAAAGATTTAGAGATGAGAACGGACGAAAGCCTAAAGATACAGAGATGCAGCAAATAGCTAATCAATTGTCAGTTGAGGTTATTACTGAAAAAGGAATGCTTTGGGATACTAAGAAGCGTGCTTTTGAAGTGGCTGATAATGAGCAAATTCTTGATTTTGCAAATCCTGAAGATAAGAAAAAGATCATGGATACAGCTTCTTTAAGTAAGCCTAAATCTATTAGAAGCAAAAAGACTGGTGAGATTTTATACTTGAACGAAAAGACAGGACTTTATGAGCGGCGTTGAATACAATCCAGATGAGTTTGAAGTAGTTGAGCCAGCACAAAATACTCAGCCTGGAGTTCAATATGACCCAACTGAGTATGAGCCTGTAGACGAAACCGTTAAGCCTATTGAGCCAGTTGAAACGCCTGAAGATTCTTTAGGTCAATCAATGTATGTTGCCTCTCAAAAAAATCCAGAGACAACTGCTAAGGCTATTAAGCTTGCTAACAAATATAACATTTCAACTCAATTAGCTGAGGATAGTCTAGATACTTTATCAAAAGAAGATGAAGCAAAGTCTATTAATGCTTCAAAGATCTTTTCTGCCACTCCTGCTCTTGGTAGATTTTTAACTAATCCTGATAATGCCTCAGTCGCTAAAGACGATATGGAAGCTTTAGGAAAAGTTGAAAGCGCGGCTAAGAATCAAGGGTTTGGATCTAACTTGGTTAATGCTGTTAAATCTGGATTTTTTAAAACTTTATCGGGATTAGCAAAAGCGCCTGCATTATCTTATTCAGAAGCGCCAGGTCCTGATTGGTTATACGAAGGATCTTATGGAGCTGTTGCTCGCGCTGAGGCTCAAAAGGAAGCGGGCCCTGTTCCAGAGAGTTTATATAAAAATTCTGTTACTAAATACTTAGATGAAAAAGCTTCTCAATATGCTCCTGAGCAAATGTCTTTAGGAATTATCGAATCAGCTCGTGGTGGAAATTATGCGGATGCTGGCAAATCTTTTGCCTATCAGATAGCTAGCAATATTCCTAATCTTGCATTGCTTGCAGTATCTCGCGGCGCAGGCTTGCCTGTTATGTTTGCAGGAAGTGCTGGGGAAAAGTTTGCTCAAAACCTAGAGCAGGGTGTTCCTTTAGATGTAGCAAGATCTGGGGCAATCGCTACTGGTGGACTTGAAGCTGGTATCGAAGCCATAGGCGGAGTTGGTTCAAGCGGGTTTAAAGAATCCATTAAACAGATTACTAGGTCTTTAGGTAAAGAAGGAGCTAAGGAAGTTTTTGCTCGCGGTTTAAAAGAGATCGCAAAATCAGCTGGAACTGAGGGAGCTGAGGAGTTTGTAACATCAGCATCTCAAGATATGGTTGATTACGGATTAGGAATTAATGATAAAGCTCTTGATGGAATAGGAACTCGTGCAGCAAATGCTTTCCTTGTAGGCGCTGGTAGTGGCGGAGTTATTTCTGGATCAGCTATCTCTGTTGATGCTGGATACAGAATGTTTCAACAAAAATCTGAAATTGTTGCAGCTCAAGATGCTTATCAACAAATAGGTGAGGCCGCCAAAGAATCAAAGCTAAAAGGGCGTTTGCCTGAAAAGTTTAAAGAATTCATGGATGGCGTGACTCAAGGAACGCAAATACAAGACGTGTTTATTCCAGTTCAGGCTTTTGAAACTTACTATCAATCTAAAAAGATATCTCCAGTTGAAGCTGCTCAGCAGTTAGGCATTAAAGAAAAGTATGAAGCCGCTAAAGAAGCAGGATCTGATATTTCTATTCCTATGTCTGAATGGACTGAGAAGACTATCAATACAGAACACTATGAAGGTCTTGCTCAAGATATTAAATTTAATCCAGAAGGCTTGACTGCTAACGAATTAAAGCTTGAGCAAGAACAATTAAAATCTGAAATATCTCAGCAATCAGAATCAGCTCAAAAGGTTGAGGCTGGTGTTCAGGGTGGAACAGGCGTTAAGATTGATTTTGAAAAATCAGCTAAGCGAGTTCGTGCAGATGTTGAAGCTCAATTAAAGAATGCTGGGGTTGAGTCAAAGCAGGCAAAAGCAAATGCTGCACTATATGAGGCTAGATATAAAGTTATTGGCGAGCAGTTTGGATTTGATCCATATGAAGCTTATAAAGCTAATAACCTTACAATTAGCTCACTAGAAAATCCAGTTGGAACAGAAGGAGTTTTAAATCAATCTGGCCCTATTCAGCCAAGAGGTTTTAAAGTTCAGCCTTCTAAAGTTGGAGACAAGCTATCTCTTAATCCAGTGGAAGGCGTTGAAGTTAATGGAACTATTACTAAGTCAGAAGCTGGTGATGTATTTTCTTTTTCTAAATTAAAATCAACAGAAGATACTTTAAACCTTGGCGCTGACATGATTACTTCTATTGACCAGGCAGCAGCTCGTAATGGAGCAACTTACGCCACAGCTGATCTTAAAAAATTAAAGATAGATGTTAATAGCCCTTATGCTGATTTGTTCAGAGCTGCTGGTTATAAGCTTGATGAGAAAAATAAAGTCTTTACTAAAAAGTTAGAAAAGCCTCGGGTCTTTAATCAGGCTAAATTTGAACAGGCAGATGATCAAAACATTAGAGGTCAAATCCGTTTTGGCGTAGATTCTGTCAATATCGACTTATTAAAAAATGCAGATGCTTCAACTTTCATCCATGAAACAGGACACTTCTTTGTTGAGCAAATGCATGAGTTAGCTCAAATGCCTCAAGCTCCAGAGTCTTTGAAAAAAGATTACGAGACTTTATGGGACTTTGTTGGTGCTAAACCTGGTGAAAAGCTTACAGTTGAGCAGCACGAAAAAGCAGCTGATGCATATGAAACATACATTATGGAAGGTAAGGCGCCTAGTAAAGAATTAAAACCAGTATTTGCACGCCTGAGAGCATGGATACTTCAAGCCTATAAAATGCTTGTTCAGCAAAAAGTAGAATTAACTGATGAAGTTCGTGCCGTATTTGATCGTATGCTTATTGGAGATTCAGCTGTTAGTCAGGCAGAATCTGAAATGAATATTGATAAGCCTTTAATTAGCGATGCTAAATCTGTTGGTATGAGTGAGGCAGAATATGAGAAATACAAAGAAGCCTTATCGGAAGCTAAAGAGTCTGCGCGAGAACAAATCACATCAAAACTCATGGCAGACTACAAGAAGACCAAGACGCAAGAATATGAAGCAAAGAGAGATTCAGTTAGGTATGAGGTTGAAAAAGAATTAAATGCAATGCCTATATATAAAGCAATTGCTGGTTTGCAAAAATATCAAACTCCTTATGGGACACCACTTCCTTCTGATTTATCTGTAAACATAGGTAATTCTAATTTTAAATTGGATGAAGCTTGGATGATTGCTAAATATGGTAAGAACTTTAAAAAAGAACTATCTCTTCCTAAAGGTATCGTTTCTAAGAATGGGTTAGCTCCACAAGAAATTGCTGATATTTTTGGTTTTGCAAGTGGTGAGGACCTAATTAATTCTTTGATGATCACTGAGGATAAGCAGCAAAGAATAGAGCGAGAAACTAATGCTCGTATGGAACTGCAAAATCCTGATACCGTTACTAGCGGTCAGCTTCCAGATGAAGTATTAAAAGCAGTTCACAATGAAGAGCGTGCAAAGGTTTTAAGATTAGAACTTAAAGCACTAGCTCAAAGCAATCTGCCAGCTTTAAAGAATATTATTAAAAAGATTGCACGCAGAGTTCCAACAGAAAAAGCAGTTAGAGAGCAAGCTGCTGAGACTATTTCTAAGCTTTCAACTAAAGACATTAGGCCAGTTATTTATAAGAGAGCAGAAGTTAAGTATGCAAAAGAGGCTGGCCAGCTTTTAGCTAAGGGCGATATTGAAGGAGCGTTTGAAGCTAAGAGAAAAGAGCTTTTAAACTTTGAGCTCTACCGAGCCGCTGTTGACGCAAGAGAAAACATAGATAAGACATTAAAAGACTTTAAGAAAAAGATTGTTAAGTCTGATGAAGATATCTCTAAAAACCGTGATTCAGATATCGTTAATGCAGCCCGTGCTCTACTTGCTGATTACGGAATAATGCGAGCTGATAAAACGGCTGATGAATATTTAGCTAATATTAAAAAGTATGATCAAGATACTTATAATGGAATTCAAGTTTTAATTGAACCAACTATTGCTGGTGCTGGTGATTATAAGTCAGTTAGTTACAATGCGTTCTTAGATTTAAAAGACGCTGTCAATGCGTTATGGGATCTGTCTAAGTCAACTCGTGAGATGGAAATTGATGGCAAGAAAGTTGATAAAGATCTTGCTAAGTCAGAGCTAATTACTCAGCAAGATGATATTGATATTCAATCAGATAAGAAAAAAGAATATCAAACAACAATGGATAAGTGGGGCAGAACTAAGTCTGCACTTCTTGGGGCTAAGGCAAGCCTAGTTAGGACAGAGCACTGGGCTGATGCTATGGACGTTCAGTTTGGCGGGCCTCATAGAAGATTCATTTGGCAGCCTATCTCTCAAGCGGTTAATAATTATAAACTTAAAAAATCTGATGTTTTAAAGCAGCTTGAATCAATTTTAAAATCTAACGAGAAAAGCTTTACTAATGATCCAATAGTAGCAAGTGAGTTTAAGTCTGAAAAGTATCCTGGTGGATTTATGTTTCAGAATAAGCAAGAGCTTATCATGGCTGTGCTTCATTCTGGAAATAACTCAAACTTACAAAAGCTTTTAGTTGGACGTGGCTGGGGTTCTATTAATGAATTAGGCCAATTAGATAGATCTAAATGGGATCAGTTCTTTGAGCGCATGATTCTTGAAGGAAAGATTACTAAGTCCGACATGGATATGGTTCAGGCTATTTGGGATCTTAACGAATCTATGAAGCCAGATTCTCAAAAAGCCCATAAACAAATGTATGGATATTATTTTAAAGAGATTACGGCTGATCCAATTCAGACTCCATTTGGTGAATATCGTGGCGGGTATATGCCTGCTAAAGTTGATATTAATGAGAATGAAGATGCGGCTATTAGAAACGAAAAAGAAGAGTTTGAAAGCAACAATAAATCTTTCATGTATCCGACAACAGGCAGAGGCTTTACTAAATCTCGTGTAGACCAATATGCTGCACCACTTAGTTTAGATATGCGTCTTATTTCATCTCATATAGATGCATCGTTGAGATTTACTTACATTGAGCCAAGAGTTAAGGAAGTCGCTCGCCTTGTAACTGATAAAGAATTCAGAGCATCGCTTTCTAGAATAGATTCAGCAATTGCTAAAGATATGCTTATTCCTTGGCTTCAAAGAGCTGCTCAGCAAAAGGTTGTCTTGCCGAGCGATGATGGATTAGGTAGAGCTTTAGATGCTGGAGCCAGATTCTTTAGAAAGAATGTAGCTGCTCAAATTATGTTTGGTAACGTAACCAACTCGTTACAACAGTTAACAGGTTTAGTTGTTGCAATGAGCCTTGTTAAACCAAGACATATTAGAAATGCAATGATTAACTATATTGGATCACCTAAATTAACGGCTAATGAAATTACTGAAAAAAGTAAATACATGAAAGCCGCAATGGATTCTAATATTTTTGATATAGCAAACAGTGTTAATGATATTATTTTAAATCCAAGCACATTTGAGAAGTTTAAAAACTTTTCTTCTAAGCATACTTACTTTCTGCAGTCTGCTATGCAGAATCTAGTTAATACTGTTGTTTGGTCTGGCGGATATAACCAAGCTATTGAAGAAGGAATGTCAGAATCAGAGGCTATTCAATTTGCGGATTCATCTGTTAGAAAGTCTCAAGGATCTATGAGCGCTGAGGATGTATCAAGGTTTGAAACTGGTACCGCAACAGCTATGCTATTTAAGCAGTTTGTAGGTTATTTTAATATGCTAGCAAATCTTAATGCTGGAGAATTAACTCGCATCTCTAGAGACGTTGGGCTTAAAAAAGGAGCTGGTAGAGCATTCTATTTATATATGACAGCCTTTATGCTTCCTGCTGTTTTATCTAGCATGGTAGTCCAGCTGATGTCCGGTAAGGGATTAGACCAAGATGACGATGATGAATATGCAGATGACTTACTTAAGACATTCTTTGAGTCTCAGTTTCAAACCTTTACAGCAATGATTCCATATGGCGGTCAATTTGCAGTCAGCGCTTATAATAGATTTAATGATAAGGCCTATGATGATAAGCTTAACCTATCACCTGTCATCTCAACTATTGAAGGGGTTGCTGGTCTGCCAAAAACTCTTTACCAGAATCTAGCTGATGACGCAGATAACAATAAAAAGCTAACAAGCGATGTTCTTACTTTTATCGGTACGTTTACAGGACTTCCAGCGGCTCCTTTAAAGAAGCCAATTAATTACTTAACAGACGTAAGTTCAGGTGAGGCTGAGCCTACTGGACCGATTGATTTTGCAAGGGGATTGGTTACGGGAAAGACTGGGAATGAAGGCCAATAAGATTTGACTATTTTAGGTTTTAAACTTTGAATGAACTTAACAATTTTGAGGGAATAAAATGTCAGTATCGTCAACTACAAATCGCATAAATTATACGGGAAACGGTAACGTCGATACTTACGCTTATACATTTCGGATATTTGATGAAGATGATTTAACGGTTACTGTTCGTGATCCTGATACTGGATTTGAAACAACTTTAACTAAGACAACTCATTACACTGTTAGTAACGTAGGCGAGCTAACTGGTGGAAACGTTGCACTTGTTGCAGGAAGCTTTGATTGGCTTGATGCTGGAAATGATTTAGAAGTTGATTGGGTTTTAACTATTCGACGAGTTTTAGATATTCTTCAAGAAACAGATATTAGAAACCAAGGAACATTTTATCCTGAGACTCATGAAGATCAGTTTGATAAATTGGTCATGATTGATCAGCAGCAACAAGATGAGATTGATAGGTCTATTAAATTTCCAGAGACGGTTGTTGCATCTACTTTTGACGGAGACTTGCCAGCTGATTTAGTTGGTCAAGCAAATGTTGTTGTTATGACAAACTCCGCTGGCGATGGATGGGAAGTTGGACCATCTGCATCTTCTATTTCTAATGCTCAATCTTACGCTACTGCCGCAGCGGCCAGTGCTGCCGCTGCCTTAGTATCTGAAACTGCTGCTGCCGCCAGTGCCGCATTAGCAGCTGCTTATGTTGCTGAAACGACTGCGACAATTGCAAATGGTCAATCATCTGCTGCTAACGTTACAAGCATGACAGTAGATGCTGCGTCATACACAAGCGCTAGATTTGATTTTCAAATCTATAGATTTACAAACAGCGTATTTGCGTTCGCGTCAGGTTCAGTATTCTTGCATAGAAAAAATGGAGCGTGGGTTTTAGTTGAAGGCCCATCTTATGGTGACGCAGACGCATCTCCAATTGATGGTGCTGTAACGTTCTCTGTCACTGAGGCTGGCGGTATTGCTCAAGTTCAATACACAAGTAATACTATTGCTGGAACTGGATACACTGGAACTATTAAATTTAGAAGGGCTACATTCAATGTTTAATATTATAGGGTTAATTTTATCGGTATCATTTGCGCAAAACACAATACTTAAGAATGTTAAGATTGTTAATACATCAGCAAATCACGTTTTAATTAATAGTGGATCTAGCGTCATTGCTTCTGAAGCTCAACTATCAACTGGACGCGGAGGAACTGGCGCTAACCTTTCAAGTTCTTCTGGTGTTCTAAAAGCTGTTACTGGAACTATATCTGCATCAACAATTACTAATTCTGACATTGCATCTAATGCGTCTATCAATAGATCAAAGATTGAGCTTGGAACATCTGCTCATGTTTTAATTAATGATGGAACTGGAGCATTGTCTAGCGAAGCTCAGCTAAGTATATTAAGGGGCGGGACTGGTAGATCAACTGCTCTAGGGGCATTTAATGCTTTATCTCCTATGACATCAACTGGCGATTTAATTTATGGCGGAACAAATGGGTCTGCCACAAGGCTCGGTATTGGGTCTGCTGGCCAGATATTAACCGTTAGCGGTGGAAGCCCAGCATGGGCAGCGGCTTCTCCTGGAACATACATAACAATTGCAGATGTAAAGGCATCTACAGCTTTAGGCGGAACCGCTGTAACTGCAACTTGGACCGCTAGGAATTTAAATACTTTAAATCAAACTGCGTCTGTTGTTGTGAATGGCTCATCATTTACCGGAACCGGTGGAACAAATACTGATATTGTTTTACCAGCTGGTACTTATTATATAAAAGCATCGGCTCCATTTTACGGAGCAAACCGTAAAGCAAAAATTAGAATTAGAAATACTACTGATTCATCAACCATAGTAAACGGCCAAACTATGTATCAAAATAATGGCGCTGTAGTTATACATGCTGAGGCAATATTTACTTTAGCATCGCAGAAGACAATTCAGCTGCAATACTACTACGATTCAGGATTATCAACTGATGATCTTGGGCCTAACTTAAACAGCGGTGATGATATGGTCTTTTCGCAAGTTTTACTAATTAAATTCTAATGGTGATTGAATGAAATTTCTGTCAGAAAAAACTGTAACTTTATTAGAAGCTGGAGCTGTTTTAATAGGTGGAATATTTTGGCTGTCAGCTTTATTCTATAGACAAGAAGCAATGGCAGAAAAACAGCAAGTCCAGATTCAAGATATAGCTAGACTAAAGGATTATAATCTAGAAGTTCTTGACAGGTTAGCAAGGATTGAAACTAAAATGGACAATCTAGTCCACCAAAACAAGGAGAGTAAATAATGGCAGATTCAGTAAAACAATTAGGTGAAGAGCTTGTTGCTAAAATTGTAGCAGAAGCAAAAGAAGATGTTAAGAAAAAGCTTGGCTACATCGCTGAGTTTGTTCCTCAGGCTCTTGAGCTTGCCGCAGCTAAATCAGAAAACAAACTTGATGATTTGGCTGTTGCTGCACTTAAGCAAAAGCTTGAAGAAGTTCTTAAGGAAATGGTCGCCAAGATCTAAGGAGTACTAATGCCCGCTTTAATTAAAGAAATTATTGATGCTATTGTTGGTAAGCTTGGCGGTATAAAAGGATACCTAGCAAAGAAATTACTTGAATATGGCGGGCAGTACCTTGTAAAACTTTGGGATAAGCTGGTCAGATCTTCTGAGCAAAAAGTAACAGAAGATAAAGTCCAACAAGATATTAATGAAGGGAAATTAAGAGATGAAGAAACTCGCAAAAATGAGCTTGATAATCTCAACTCTTAGTTTGTTATCTGGATGCGCAAAAGTAGATGAGTTTCCAAATCTTCCTTTCTATGTTGCTGATGTTACAAATCAAGTGTGTGCTAAATATATTTTAACAGATCGAAAAAAAATTAAATTTTATCTTATGGAAGAAACCCCTCTTGTTGCAAAAGGTCCTTGTGATAGAATGACAGGGTTTGCTCTTACTGATTTTAACACTGCAAAAAGCTGGATTAGAGATCAGATTGATGATCAAACTAAATCAGTTCAATACGCTCCTTAAACAGCATTGTCTCTTTCAAGGTCTAGAAAAGATTTCTGGGCTTTGGCTTCTTTAATAAGATCAAAGATTAATCCCATGAGTTGATTCGCTTGATCTAGGTTCATATCGATAACTATGTTTTCTTCTCCTATTACTAGGAATAAATGTTCTGCATCTTGTGATATAGCTGTTTGCAGTTTCATTCTTATATCATTATTTAATGTCTAGATAAGTCGAGATAATATTATTGACCTAGACTTAAAACTTTCCAAGCCTTGGAATTTTAACTATCATTCCGTCTTCTTTTTTTCTGGACAATTCTCTAATTACGTTAAGACATGACATAGTGTATCCGTGAGCTGAGGTTAATTCATGCCCTGACTCAACCATCATTGCCATAGTTTCAAAAGAAGGATTTGCTTTAACTTCAACCCCTCCATTTGGGAGATCTTTTATTGTAATAGTTATTTCTGCCACTAACACCTCTTGACTTGAACGGTATATCTTACTCTATTTCATTGCAAGGGGTTTGTATGACTTTAGATGTTTGGCGAATTCATATGTTTATTGGTATGGTTTTTGTATCTTTATTCTTTCCATTGCTGTTTAAAGATAAGATTCATAAATCATTTATTGCCTTATGGATCTATGGACTAATGTCTGCTGTTTGGATTGGCTTTTTCCCGATGACTTACAAAAGAGAGTTTGTAACTTTAGAGTTATCGACAATGGCAAAACAGGGGGCGCTGCAATCTTTTGTTATGATGGCAATTGTTCCAGCTGTCTTACTAAATGCTGGTAAAAACTTGGCTAGGTATTTGAGCTGGATATCAGTATTGAACTTAGGTCTTGTTCTTGTTTTTAACTTTGGAATATTTAATGTGAACACAATGGATGTAACTGCAATGGCAATTGGATCTATCTACTTAGCTAGCCAGGAAGATAAGACTTTCTTTGATAAATTAATGGCAGTTATAGGGGCCTTTGGAATTGGATATATTAAAGGATCGACTGGCTTAATTTGTTTATTTGCTGGGTTAATTTATTTAATGAGCCGAAAGTTCAGCAAGAAATATATTATCCTTGGATCTGTCTCTGGATTTATATCACTGTATTTTGTTTTGAAATATTTAAACATTAAGTCTTTTGAGTATAGGATTGAAGGTTGGAAAGCCGTCATGGGATGGTGGAAAGGTCATGCTCCTGTTTGGTTTGGCATGGGTCCTGGATCTTTTGAATGGCTTGCTCCATTTATTAAGATACCTACCGGCGAGGTTTACCTTTGGATGCATAACGATTACTTACAGTTTCTTTTTGAGTATGGATACTTAGGTATGATCTTAGCATTATTAGTCTTATGCGTAGCTGTTTACAAAAGCTTCAGCATGTATTTATTTCCCGCTGTTATGGTGAGCCTGCTTGCAATGGCTGGATATTTTCCAGGACATTTCTTTTTATCTCAATGCTTGATGATGCTGATTCTTTTTGAGTCTTTAAAACCAAAGGCCATCAATAGATCTATCGGAGTCGAAAGCCTTAACAATTAAATTGATAGTTACATCTGATTGCTTGCCGTGCCTTAATGAGTAAGCCTGGTTAATTATATTATAAGATAATACTGAATAATATAGGTCAGCCATTATTGAACCATCCTGTCATATATAAATAAGTCACCATTGTTACATTGGAAGGCCAAGACATCTGGGTCTGTTGTATTATCGACTAGGCAGTAGTATTCGCCAGGAGCGGCGCATTGAGCAAAGAGTCCTGAGTTGTTAATGTAGACTGCAGTTTGATTATTAGTTCCTGGGTTTTGATAATAGAATGTTTGTTGGCACGCTAAAAGTTTACCAGTGCAGTCTGCGTTTAAGGTTAAATGATCACTGTTTGATCTTGATATCCATTCACCATTAATTGAATGTGTGCAGACGCCAGCCGATTGAACAAACCTATTATTTTTAGTTTCAACTTTTGCACAAGCTGATATCATAAGTGATATCATTATTATTATGTTACGCATATATCCTCACTCTTTTAATATCGTAACACGTTTTTATGAAATTAAATAGTATCTATTGAAACCGACTCAGATTGAGGCGTAACGTCTTTAGGTTCGTCCTGGTTGGGCGCTTGGCTTTCCATAAGCTTAGCCATTCGTTTAGTCTTTTTAGTTTGCTGTGGCTCAACCTGAGACGCTTCTGTTTGTGGCAATTGTTCAGGCTTATCAAATTCATACAAGTTATCATCTGCATGAATAGTTGATTCGATATCTGTAGATAATGGGAGGCGCTTTGAAAGCCTACGGATAACCGATTTTTTAAACATCTCTGTTGCAAATGGCCCAGCCCATGGTCCGTATTGAGATGCTCTAGAAGATTTTTTAACCGCTTCTATCTGATCCATTGTCATAACTTCAATATAGACAGCTTCATCTTTCATCTTTGCTAGTGCATAAACTCCAATAATAACGCCTCGGTCCCCAAATATTTGAGGCTCATGTTCAATGTGTTCTCCGTCTGAATCAATCCAATATTTAAACTTGTCTTTCTCATAAACCAATTGAGCTGTGATGCTTGATAATTCTCCAGAATTTCTAACCTTCTTTAAGATGCCTCCAACCATTGGCATAAATTGAGCTTGCTTAACGCCAGACTTATCTTTGAAAGTTACAATGGCCGCTTCCTTACCATCTGGAAGTAAGCCCTCTTGAGCTGACTTCATGCAAGCTGCAAAGAATGAGGTCCTGTCAGATTCAACAAGATCCTTGTTTGTTTGAAGTGCGGTTTGAATAACCCTAACGAATTTCTCAACTGAAATATGTGGAGGTAGAGCCATCTTAAATTGAGGCTCCATTAATTTAATGGAAGATTTTAATTGATCAACAACTGTTACTTGTTTTGTTTCTGACATACTCACTCCTGGTTTCTAGCCTTATACCAAAAACCAGGAGCTAATACTATTTCTTTTTCGGCTTTGATTTTTTTGCACTAGATAAAGCTATGGCTACCGCTTGCTTCTGACTTTTTCCACTAGCCATTTCTTTTTTAATGTTAGCTGAAACCGTTGCTTTGCTGTAACCTTTTTTAAGAGGCATATGTAATCCTTTCACTGTGGGTTATCCAGCAGTCTATTATGGATTATAACTTTATTCGAAGCTTCATGTCTAAGATATTGTTGCTTATTTTTCTTATCCCATTCAGGTCTGCATGGACATCTTTCATTTTCATAATGCTCGATTAAATCATTGTCCGGTATTATATGAATAAACCCATCAGGCTTTAATTGATCCATCAGCCACAGCCTTTAAAGAAGTTCGAGAAACTATACAAGACTTAGGGATAATAATAGTGCAGCAATAGGTTTCAATATCTATCTGCCTGGTGTGACTTACAGCTATTACGTTATCATTTTCTTTTACAACAAACCCTATGGTTTCACAAACACAAGGCTTGTCTTCTATCTTATCCGTCCACTCGTCTACGCTAAAAGCATCGTGCCAAATGATCTGTTCTAGATTCATACGTCTTCTCTAGTTCTTAAATAGGTTAAATATTCAGATCCAGCTTTGGGGTCGGCAAATACTTTTATTAAATTAACATCAGAAGCTTTTGGATCAATTACAACAGTAATGCTTGAGCCTTGCTGTTGAGATCCAAAGCCAAGGTTTTCGCCATAATGGTCAATGTGTTTATATCCTCTAGCCCTGGCTAAGTGATAAATCCTATTAGTGTGAGGACATTCATTTTGAGCAAGCGCCCAGTTATGCTTATGTCCTGCAATATATAAATGAGCGACTCCTCCCATGGTAGATGCTTTCTGCTGACCGTGAAGAGAATTCCACTGCGAATGACCTGAGTGATCATGAGCCGCATCAATTAATACTTCTCTATCGTTAGAAAACTTAAGCTTTATTTGAGCTCGCCAGTCTACCATTGTGCAAATATTTTTAGTAATATGAGACATTGTCTCTGCTCCAAAGTTCCAAGCATCATGATTTCCGAGAAGAATTAATATCCATCTAATGCCAGACTCTTTAAAGAACCACTCAATAAGTTTCCAAGCAGTTCCCCTTGACGTGTTTTGATTTGCATATTCTTTTGCGAGTCTTCCGACCCAGTTGTTATGAGTGTCTCCTATGTTTGCACCAAACATGCCAGGAGTATTTTTGCAAATCTCAATATGTTCCATAAGTAAAGGCCAATTACATCCATCATCGTCTATGTGCGGATCTCCAAAGAATGTAATACCAATTGGCTGATCTGTATCAACCTTAAATTCCATCCACTTTTTTGATTTATGATTCTCATGGCGTTTTTCAAAACGCTTCATCATTCCAGAGATTATTTCTTCTGTTGGTATGTCATCATCTGGTAGCGATGGTGCTGTTATAATTTTTTCATCAATTGAAGCTGCGTTTTTTAAGGAATTAAATGAGCCAAATTCATCTCTATATTTTTCTGTCTTTGTATGTTTACGAAACTCGTCTCGAGTTGGTGCCCTGCCTAAGTCAGATGAAAGCTTGCGAAACTGATCTAATAATTCATCTTTATTCACACCTCGAATCTTTTATTTGATTAAGCCTATTGAATAGTCCAGTTTTGACAGCTAGACTTTAGTATTAAAAGCGATCCACTGTGGCCACTCGAATCGAACGAGATTGCCTCTTCACAATTAGGGATTACCCGCTCACCGCATTTCTGCGATTAGGTGCGGCACCACAGCAGTCGCAAGGTTATTTTAATTCTCTATCAACTATCTCAGCAATCGTGATGCACTCGTGGCAATTTCCTTCCCATTCAAGGATGCCAGTTGAAGCTGGAACATCTGGCTGCCATCCAAGTTTATTCATACCTTTTGCTACAGCCCTAGCAATTTTCTCAACTCTTGTACCTTCTTTGAAAACTGAAACGGCATCGATGCGCCCAGCAATATTATGAAGATCAATCTGAGTGCTGCTAGTTGTAAGCGTCCCTGGCGGATGACAAATTGGGCATGGATTTATCAAATGATTCCAGCCGTGATTGTAGCATGTAAACATTATCGTCTCCTTTTAAACAACAGCCACGTGCGCATTAAGCTTGAGAGTGTGCAGAGAATGGCGCAGGCGAGGAGGGTTTCGTAGAAAAAAGTCATAACTCACCAATCTCAATAAAGCCGTAGTGCTCTAATAACCACTCGTAAGGATAAGAATAATATGGATTTATCATCTCAACCTCATCATCACATACAGTAATCAAAGGAAGTCCTCCACCGCTCAAGTCAGCCACGCACATTACATTGCTTGGCTCATGCCACAGCCATTTAAATTTACTCACTTCCGCCCCCGAATCTTAGCAATCAGGTTTTCAATCTTTTGATTATTTGACTTGTGCCATCCGCGAGCAATTTCAACCTCAAGCTCATCTAGATTCCAATTAAAATCATCTATGTGCATGGAAACTAGAACGTCATCCACTTCCCTCAACAGCTCTTTGCTTTCCTCTAGCTCTTTCTGTAGCTTGGCGTAGGCTTCTTCAAGCTTTGAAGGATAACCAGTTTGATTAGTTGCTAGGTCACTATGGAATAAGAATTCACGCGGCTTTTGGCTCATGTGGTTTCCTTTAGTAATAGTTGTTTCTAGATTTTCTTAAAATTCTGCAGTGCTCACACATTTCAAAATATGTTCCATCTGAGCCTTGATGAATATTAATTCTGGTTTCAATCCAGTGATGAAACCCAAGCCTACAAAGAAGCCATGAAAAATTTAAAGTAATCACTCGGTCCCCTTTTTCTCAGCAAGCGCTTTTGTTGCGATTGAGTTTGCATCATGAAAATCCTGTTCTAGCGATTGATTATTCCATATAGTTAAGCTTTCAATTTTCTTCAAAGCTTCCCGCAGTTTCGCAATCTCAGCCTTATCCTGCTCAGCCTGCCATGCGGCTCCTGCGAGGAAACCGTCTTCAATAAAACGATTAGTGTCTCCATAACAAGAAAAATTATTTGAATATTCCTCAGCAGCTTTTTTAGCGTCGCTCATTTTTTAACCTCATATTTTTCCCGGTAGTTTTTGAGTGCTTCTTTGGCTACATAATCAGCGTGATTTACTTCTTTTGTCCTATCAATGTCTTCGGCGGATAGGTACACGCAGCGTCTTTCATAAAACTCCAAAGCCTTCGCCATGCTTTCCATATCTTTGAGCATGATGGATGCTGCTTGTTCAAAAGATTCTTTGCACATTTGCATTGCTTTAGTTCTACTAACCATGTCACGCAGAATTGGCATTGCTATTCTATAAGCAATGGGATCCCGCATTTCCTCAAGGTGTTTAGGTAGTGGGGTCATAACTCACCAATTAAAATTGCATCACATGGTCGATAATCCAAAAGAAGAATGTCGTAATGAATATAAGTAGTAAGAGAATCAATCTCTGCTATTCTTATATTGTCTATGTCAGGGATATAATAAACAAATAATTTTCTCACAACCCTACTCCTTCTCGTTTAGTTCTAATTCTGCTTTGATTTCTGCGAGCACCGAATAACAGTGTCCAGCTTGGTCATATCCTGAATCAACTGTGTCCTCTAAAATTTCAATCGCACGCAAAAGCAAGGTCTCGAGCTTTTCCCACCCATCTAGATATTCATATTCTGAAGACAAATCTTCCCGCCGCTTCTCTAACAATTGCTTCCAGTCTGTGGTCACTCATCCCCCAATCGGCAGCGCTCGCATAAACTGCCACAAGATTTCAGCCGCAAAGCACGCCGCCATCACTGCAATGCTGAAGCTAATTACGGCCCATGAGATTTCTGTGATGCGTTTCATTTTACTGCCTTTGTATCTTCCTTAGTAATGTCAAAACCAAGGCTTTTAGGATCTTCATGAAGCACATAAATTGTGTTTCGAGTTTCCACCTTCATAATCCTACTTGATCTAATTTCACCTTCCCCAAGCCTAGGATGATCTTCAACAAAGCCTATCAAAAAAACACCTCTTGGATCTAATCTGAAATCTCTGATTCTAACTTCTGGTTTACTCATCACGCTTTCCCCTTAAGCTTAGCTTTAGTATTTACGTAGGTATCAGTAGCCACAGCATCGATGTATCTTGCGATATTAAAGCCTGGCATAATCTTATTCAGCTTCTTGAAATACTTTGCAGGCAAGTAGCATAGGCCGCGTTCGCAATTGCTTACGTATTGACTATGCAGCTTGAGCTTAGATCCTACTTGTCTTTGGCTGAGATCTGACTTGGCCCTAACATCTGCTAAGTAATCACCTGATCTTACGAATTTCATTTTTGCTCCTTTGTTAATAACTTAAAATTTTATAAATACAAAATACTGCTAAGCTTATTGTGACCGCTCCACAGCTGATTAAAATGCTCATGGTTGTAAAGAAAAACAATTTACTGCCAACAAAGGTCGGGCCTCTAAGCGCACACATCACCCCTCCAATGCCTTTAAAAATTTGTAGTGATAGCCGGCAATCAGTTTGGCTTTATCTGTGCCGTTGATAATCTTGCGAGCTCCAATTGGGTCATCTTTCGTTTTGTTAAAGAAGTTCTCAAGCGCTAGGCCTGTGAAGTCTCCCTTAAAGCTCTTACGTGTGAGCATTCCTTCGAACATAATTTCGCAAGCATGGTCAGGAACTAAGGCAAGCTCTGGCTTTTCATATAGCGGTAGTTCTAAAAGCTTTCCCATCTTTTTATAATTCTCAGCCCAAGTTAGCTGGACATAACCACGCCCGATGTAAGGCCAATACTTTTTTGATCTTAAGTATTTTGCAGATCCATACTCAGTCACTGGCTGCATGGTCCGAGCTGTTTCGTGCCACGTGGTTGCTAGCATGTAAGCCAAGTGACGAATATCATCAGATGGCCTATCGAACTCCCAGTTGAAAATGATATTCTCAAACCCATCCACTTGACTCTGCTTGAGCTTGCCAAAATCTTTTCTCACCTGCGCATAGAATTTTTCACGGTTGATCATTCTGCCTCCATAAATCTAACTTTAACTTGTCTTGAAACTGAGCTTTTAACTGTATGTTCTTTTTTACTTACTAATCCGGCTGATACTTTAAAGCCGTCGCCAATAATATATTCAGCGTCTGACATATATAAAAGAAGCTGACCTTTAATAGATTCTTTTTTCTTATCTATCTCAGCTGCTCGCTCGTTAAGTCTTGAGTATTCTTCTGCAAGTTCTTTTATTTTACTGTTGCCTTCAATAGCCTTAGCCTTTTTAGCTACTTTATAAACTTCTTTAATCGTATCAAAGTCTTTTTCAAAGTTAGGCTCTGGTGGTATTCCCATATCTATTGACTTCCAAAACTCTTCACATTTCTTAAGGATGTTTTTAACAACTTCTTCATCTCTATCTCGCTCTAATATAACAGGAGTATTGCCCCCAACTAAAGCTGCAATATAAGCTTTATTAAAACCCGCGATAAACATTTGATGTTGCAATTGTAACTCGATATGCAGCGGCGATTCTATCTCGCTATTATCATCAACTATCCAGCCATTTTTAAATGCTAAGCTATCAACGTTTTTAATTTCCAATAATGCTGGTTGAAGAGTTTCTTTTAAAATAGGTATGAAAAAATCAAAGCTAGATCCTATTCTGTAATTAGGATCGTACATATATTCTTCCATTTTTTGGATTTTCCAGCCACGGTCCTCTGCGACTCCATAAGCAATAGAATCCTGCAGGCGCGTGCCCCATTTTGTTCGCTCATTTTCGCTGAAAGAATCTTGGATCAAACCCTTCTTTAAGTGCCACAATTCATAATGAGTCATGTAAGGATTGCAATTAAAAAGCGCCGATACTTCAGTTGAGTTTATGTTTTTAGATCTTAATGAAAGCCATTCTTCTTTAGACTTTGGGATAACAGTTATCATAGCTCACTCCTATATTTATTCGTTTACGATATAGGAATTAAGCTTGCAAGGTTTAAATAAAACATATAGATTAGTTTCAAAAGTTGGTTGTCCACTAGCTTACGTTTGACCCGCATAGGTTTACTCACTCTATCCTTATGCGGGTTTTTTATTTAAAATTATCTAACCCATGTTTCTTTTGCCATTCTTTAAATGAGGGAAATTCAGATTCAATCTTACTTACTGTTTGTTTTATCCTATCAACAGCCAGTTGCACACCAATTTCAATTCCTAATTCAGATGCTTTGCTGATATCAACATCATGAATCTCGGCGTATTTTAGTAATTTTTTTCTAATCTTTATTTTGATTTCTTTTTTCATTTCTTATTTTCTTTCATGATTAGTTTTAAAGTTATTTCAGACTTAAGTTTTTGCCTGCAAAAATCAGATATATCAATGCCAAGTTTATTTGCAAGCTCCAGATCCTTTTCATCAAACCTAATTGATCTTGCTCGCTTTGGTTTACCACGGGATTTCATCGTCATCTTCTACCTCTATTTCTCCAGTGCCGTCACAAGCTGCGCACTTCTCTGACTCGCCAAATGCTTTATGCTTACCGCTGCCTTCGCATTCGTCGCACTCTTTATATTTAACCTCTTGGTTCCATGGAGCTTTTCTATCATTAGGTCCTGTTCCTGGTGGATAATAGATACTCATAATTTATTCCTTGTTTATGTAAAAATAAAGTATCGGTAACATCATCATTAAAAAGGTTGGGCATAACCACATGTATTTTAGTATATCGTGTTCCATCATACTAAAGGCCCCATGATAAAATAGCCCGCAACAAAACCTGCAATTATAAGGCTGTATTCTAACGCTGATTGAATGTAATCTGCTTTATTCATTAGCTCCCCAATTGTGGATCATCACAGTCCACTTGAAAGTCTGTGCATAATGGATCTGTTTCAACTGGGTCAACAGTTAATTCATCAGATCCTTTATTTAGATGAGCGCAGCCTGATAGAAGAAGTAATATGAAAATTAATTTATCCATAAACAATTTCCATTGCCAACTCTAATATGTGTTTTTCTGGGTAAACGTCCGAAGCAAACTCAAGAAATTCAAGGATTTCTTCTTTCGATATTCCTCGCTCTTTAAGTTTTTTAAAGCGCTCTATAGTTTCTTCTAAATTCATAAGCTCACTCCTTATTGTAAATCAAAATATGATCGAAGGCATTCAACTTCAGTTAAACCGCTGCAATAAACAGTGATGCCTTCCTCGCCTATTTTTTCGGCGTACCAATAACCATCTTCATATAATTTAACTGATACAGTTGAAGGAAGTTTAGATCTTAATTGTTGGACTTTGTTCATATAACCTCACTCCTTATAAAGAACCTTGGTAGGTACAACCCTGGTTTCGGTCAACATCCGCACTTCCTATTTCTAGGCGCTCAGAGAGTTTAGTTTATTAAGCTGACTAACTCCCTACCTTGTTCTTATATATTAACGTAACACATTCGTAACACGAAAGTCAAGGATCAAACAATAATTCTTTTTCAACTGTTCTATATTTAGGCAACACGCTAACTAAGTATTCTTTTTTATTGTAAGCTTTACAAAATCCAGCCCAAATTGTTTCAAGTCGAGACGTTGAGTCAACACATACAGCAAAACATCCGCTATTAATTTTCCTTAATAAGAATTCTCTTTGATCTGGCCTGATGGTTGACAGTTTTCCAGGCGCTTTAAGTTCAATATAAACGCTAAGACCAACGTCAGTGTTGCCAGCCAAATCACTAAAGCCAGGCGATACCGACTGCGCAATATATCTTCCCGCTTTTTCCGACCAGACCGATTTAGATTCAATAACATTTAAATCCCAACCAAACCCGCGGCACCATTCCAGAACCTCAGCCTCAACTTCTTTTTCAGGCTTTCCGTTTTTTCTGCTAGGCTTATTGCTAGGTCCTTGTTTATCCAGATATTTTTCCACAGACTTACGCACACGTTCTTTAAAATCCATCCGCTAATAGTACACACCAAAACATTCATATCAATAGATAGATATGGCCAATAACGTCCGGTGCCAAAATAAAACCAGACTTGAAATCTATATATTAGATATGACAGTCTCGAAAAATTCGCGATCAAAAAGGAGTGAGAATGAGCAGCATTGATTTCAATTCAATCAAACAACAGCTTTTAATTAGGGCAGAGTCTATCCTATTAGATATATGCCCAGGCGGAAAACGTAATGGGAATGAATATAGAGCCGGGTCTATTGAAGGTGGACCTGGAGATTCGTTTGGGTTTAACCTTCAGAATGGCAAGTGGGCTGACTTTGCAGTTAAAGGACATGAGGGTACTGGCATTATAGACTTATATATAATGATAACCGGGCAAGAGTTTAAAGATGCGCTAAAATATTTAAAAGAAACATATCTATCTGCCAATCAAGAAAGAATAAGATCAGCTCAAAGTAAACCTAAGAAAGAAAAGATTGAGCCAGTAAGGCCTCCGCACAACATCGAAGAACCTAGCTTTCAGCATTTCCAATTGGGCAAACCGTCCATGGTTCACACGTATAAAGATGAAAACAATAACCCCTTGTACTACGTATTAAGGTATGAAACAGAAAAAGATGGCAAACCTGACAAAGAACATAGGCCGCTTGCTTATTTTTCAGATAACAAATGGCACTGGAAAGCATGGAAAGATAACCGTCCTTTATATGGGTTAGAGCTTTTAAAGCAAAACCCAACGAGAAAGATCTTAATAGTTGAAGGTGAAAAAGCAGCTGATGCTGCCAGAAGATTCATACCAAAAGGATACAACATCCTTACGTGGCAAGGTGGTGTAAATGCTATATCTAAAACAGATTGGACGCCTCTTAAAGATAAGGAAATCCTATTATGGCCAGATGCTGATGAGCCAGGCTTAATAGCTATGCGTGAGATAACTGAGCTTTTATTAAGCCATGTAAAAGAATTAAAGATTATTAATCCAGATAAAGATAACGGATGGGATGCAGCCGATGCTGAGCAAGAAGGAATGACTCAAACATCGTTTATTGAATGGGTAAAGAAAAACATAAAATCAATTAAAGATCCAAACAATAAAGAGCTTGTCCTTATAAATGATAGAAGAAAAAAGATAACTCAAATTAAATCAACATATCCACATGTTGATTTAAATAGCGATGATTTAAAACCCCTATCAACTATTGATAACTTTCAGCATCTATTAAATGGTTACAACATAATAGTTAGAAATAACATGTTAACTAAGGCTGAAGAGATACTAATACCTGATGAATTGTTTAGCGAAGAAGGTAAAGAGAACGCTCAGCTTGCTTATATTAAGTCAATTGCAAGCCTTCATTCGTTTCCTCTTGGCCAGATTGAAGAATTCTTAAAATATGTAGCAAATAAGAATCAATATAATCCTGTTGCTACATGGATTAAATCAACACCGTGGGATAAAATAGAGCGACTTAAAAATTTCTCATCTACTATTAAAGCTCACAATGAAGACCAAGATCCTAAAGTTAAATGGATAAAAGAAACTCTTATTAAAAGATGGATGATATCAGCTGTTGCAGCAGTCTTTAATCCATATGGAGTATCGGCCCATGGAGCTCTAGTTCTTCAAGGTAAGCAAGGCAGTGGCAAAACCTATTGGTTTAAAAAGCTTGTACCTCAAGAGCTTAAGTTTGCAAAGGATGGAATCACATTAAGAACAGATGATAAGGATTCTATCATGCAGGCCTTAAGCTTTTGGCTGGTTGAGCTTGGTGAGGTAGATGCTACATTTCGTAAGTCTGATATATCACAGCTTAAAGGATTCATTACACGGGATTCTGATACGTTTAGGATGCCATTTGCAAGACGTGAATCAACCTATGCACGCAGAACTGTATTCTTTGCATCCGTTAATCCCCGTCAATTCTTACATGATGAGACTGGTAACAGAAGGTTTTGGACCATTGAATGTGACCAGATCAATTATATGCACGAATTCGACATGCAGCAGATCTGGGCTGAGGTATATGAGAACCATTATATTCGAGGTGAGCCATGGGTTTTACAGCAAGACGAGAAGGATTACTTGGACGGCCATAACGAAGATTTTAAAGCGCTAGACCCGATTGAGGAGTTAATTGAAGAGCGTTTAGATTGGGATTCTAATAAAGATAGCTGGGAAGATAGGACAATTACAGAGGTTTTGATATCATGCGGCAAAAAAAATCCAAACAAGGCTGATCTAAATTCTGCCTCAAATTTAATCAAAAAGCTGAACGGAAATCAGGTGACCAAGACCAAGTATGCGCGCCTTGTCAAAGTTCCAAAATTAAAGACCGAATACAGACTTAAAGACGAATTGGGTTTTTCATGATAAAAAACACGTTTGCGACCAACTTTAATGGTCTCTGTGGTCTAGTTGGTCTACAGTTGGTCTCTAAAAAAATGGAATTAATACATATACTTATATAGACAGTAGACCAAGTGACTAACTATTTATATGGTAGGAATAAATTATAATAGTAAAATATGGTATATAGTATATATAGGATTTATACCCTCTTAGGAAAAGCTGGTCACCTTGGTCTACTTGGTCTCCAGTAAACAATTTAAGGAGATGTAAGAAATGAGTGATAAGCAGACACGAAAAGAACAAGCGTTAAAAATCCAGTCATGGTGCGTTAGTAAGTTTAATTGGCTGATCGAAGAAAACATCAAAGAGTATTTAACTTTTGAAGAACTGATCACTGAATTTAGGCGGAAGGTTGAGTTCAAAGTTGACGATCAAATGATGCGATCAGGCATACATAGGGCAATAGCTGACATGCGAAACGCAGGATTTGTTATCATGAATAAAAGAAATGTTGGATACAAAGTGGCAGATAAGTTTGAGGCTATGGACAACAAAGAGAAACAATTTATTAGAATCGCTGGAAGGGTTGCTGAGCTAACTAGAGATTATTTAAATCATACACTATCGATCGAAGACATTATGGGAGACGAGAACAGGCAGACTCAACATATGATCTTAATGGCATTGATAGAAAATTCTAGAAGCTTTATAAAAAGCTCAGAGGATTTGCTGCGCAAAAGCCCTTTCTTTAAAGAAAATAAAAAGAATACAAAGGTTGGATCAGACTTAGATATTGTACTTAGAGAAGATGATGAGGCGAGAAGAGAACAAGAGTTTGAAGAAAGTAGAATGGATGATGATCAGCCTTTTTAAATTATGATCCAGCCAACCACGTTTATATTCAAAGCTGAGAAAGGCCGTATGCTTCCATGGGAATGCATGACGCATTATGGCCAAAGAGCCAAGGTAATTTTAAGCGATACAAAGGGCTTTAAACAGGTGCAAAGATCGGCCTATGCATTTGGTCGCAAACACGGCAATCGTCGATTACAGCTAATCCTGCGCTGTCAGACGTTTGTTATCTATGAACTTATGGCAGGACTAACTGAGGAACAAATAAGGCAGCGCAGCAAAGAAGTTTTGGAAGCAAGGAAAGAAAGAGCTAAGGCCAGGTACTTAGCCAAGGTAAAAGCAAAGTCCAGCTGATGGTTGACAACCAATTGTAAATTTTACAATGTAACATAATGAGCGATGACGCTAAGCCTCTATCTTTATACGATAAAGAAACTGAGTTCTTTCAAAATCCAGAACTTCTAACAAAAATTTGTAGACATGTAGCAAACGGTGGATCGCTTTTAGATATGGCAGATATGTCTGGCGTTCAGTACTGCGATGTTATGCGCTGGATTAGGGCTGATAAAGATCGATCAGCAGTTTATGATCAAGCATTACAAGACCGAGGCGAATGGTCAATAGAACTTGCTCTTAATGAGTTACATAATATTATCCACAAGCTTTCAGATTACGACCAAGAAGGCGTGCCAGTTAAAGCCCAGGTTCGCGATCGCATTAAGGCCGTTGAGTTAATTGGCAAGACCAAGGCCTTATGGGCCGAACGTGTTGAGAATAATCATGTTGTAAAACTAGAAGACTTAGTCCTAGCATCATACAAAGATGGCAAAAAGCAACAGGCCTAAGTATTGTTTTAATAAGTCTCGATCAAATGGTTTCTCGCCATATCCTAAACCTAATCAGCATGTCGATATATCATGCATAAATATGCAAAATCGTGCATGTATTAAATGCGGCGCAACATTTAAAGTAAACGAATCATCATCACAAGACGTTTGTTCAAGATTATGTAACGACGAAAAGCTTGGAATAATACGAGTCCAAAAACATTGGGGGCAGCATGATTGATTGGATAAGATATCACCTTTTGTCTTTATCTGTACCAATTCAAAAGCTAATGCAAAAGATTGGAAAGCCTGAACCATTGGTCACATATAACGAGGTTTTAAAAGCATTAAGCCTAGCTAAACCTGGCGACTGTATCTTAACTAGAGAAAATTATAGACTAACTAATATCTTTATTCCCGGGTATTGGTCACACGCAGCTATGTATGTAGGTGATTCAAATGTAGTTGAGGCTATAGGTAGCGGAGTTAGAATAGTTAACGCTGTTGAAATGTTACTTAAAAAAGACGAGTTCGTTATTTTGCGCCCATCGTTCTTATCTTTAGGTCAGGCCGAGCTTGCCGCCATAGAATCCAAGACTTATGTCGGTACGCCTTATGATTACTTCTTTGACACAAACCAAGCTTTATATTGTAGTGAACTCGTGTATCAATCTTATAAAGAAGTACTTCAATACCGGCCTCCACTTAAGCGTAGTAAAACATTTGGAGTTTACAATATTAATCCAGATCATTTTGCTATATCTGATTCAATGACTGTAGTTTGCTTTGGGGGAAAAGGTGGCTAATAAGATTTGGGCACCGCAGGAATTATCGCAAACCGAAATCTCGGAAGTAACGTCAACCAAGTCCGGATCTAAGAATGGAATGGACGCTGTTATCATTAGTCCAGTTGAAACAACCTCTGCCATCTATGCGACAATTATTGATGAGCCAAGTTCTTCCACAACATATGTAGGAGTTGCTGAAACAGGAAGCGATGAGTCTCTTGCAGTTTGGCAAATAAAAAAGATATCCGTTTCTGGAGCAGTGACTAAAATAACATGGGCGGATGGCAACTCAGACTTTGACAATGTTTGGGCAGATCGAGCAAGCTTAACCTATTCATAAGGAGACATTAAATGTCAGCTAAGGGAAATACTTTTGAGAATGACGTTGTTCTTTTAACGTTCAATGCAACAGCTTATTCATGGAATGCAAACACCAATCTTTACGTAGCTCTTCACACTGCTGACCCGGGCGAGGCCGGAAGTCAAACAACTTCAGAATGTGCATTTGGCTCATATGCCAGAGTTACTGTTGCTAGGTCTGGATCTGGGTTCACAGTATCTGGCGATACTGCTTCGAACGCAGCTGTAATTGCTTTCCCTGAATGCACGTCAGGATCAGAAACTGTTACGCATGTTTCAATTGGTACAGCATCAAGCGGAGCAGGCCAAATCCTTTATAAAGGAGCATTAACTGCGTCTCGATCTGTTTCTTCTGGTATCACTTTGCAATTTGCCATTGGCGCTCTGCAAGTAACAGAGGCATAAATGACAAATCAAGAAATGCTGAATGTTCTTAAGGGATCAGCCCAATCTAAAATTGATTTGTTTAACAAGTTAACTGAAAAGGTTCAATCTGGCGTACCGATGACAGACTCTGAATTGCCAGTGTTTGAAGCTTTAAAAAAAGATCTATTTAAAAACCAATCAACGATTGTTGAGATTAGCGCAAGTTTAAGTGGATCATCAGGGGCGGTAGCTTAATGCCTGGATTTCGTGGTCTTTGGGAAATCAATGATAAGATTAATCAAGGCCAGAGCTATTATTCTTTTTGGAGAAAAACACCGTCGCAAACAACGGTTGCTCGTCAATGGTTTGATATGAGTATGAGCCCTGGTAATCCAGCCCCTCAGTATTACGCAGCATCTCCATTAATAGCTCAGCAAATGAAAAGGTCTACTGATGGCGGAATACCTCACGGTGGATCAGTTTCACCATCTTCAAAATTTCTTTCTAGATTTCTAATAATGTCAGCAAGTGCCACTGGTTTACCAATGCCTTTTATCTTGTGCGACTATTTGCTTTATTATCCATTCGTTGATACCGGTACAAACGACGAACAAGTATTAACTAATTCAGTTAGTCTTCCTAGATATTCAGACGGGGCCGGTGTTCAGATCATGGCGGTATCAGTAGCTGGGTCTGTAGGGTTACAACCTACCTTTCAAGTTAAATATACAAACTCTAGCGGAGTTTCAGGCAGAACATCAAAGCTTCATACTTTAAGTACTAATACATTTAACGGTGCAATTATGAGCAATGATCAAACAACTGCAATATCTAATATGCCATTTATTGGCTTACAAGATGGCGATAGTGGAGTTAGATCTATCGAAAGCGTGACCTTTGTTACTGGGACTGATGTTGGATTGCTGTCTTTTGTTTTAGTTAAGCCGCTTATGAGTGGAATTTTATTAGAGCAAACAGCGGCTAGCGAAAAGGTTTGCCAACCTAATGACGGAATTATGCCACAGATATATGACGATGCTTTTTTAGGGTTACTAGTTAATCCGCAAGGAAGCCTCAGCGGTGTCGCTTTTCATGGCGAAATCGAAACTATTTGGAATTAAAGGAGTTTTAAGATGCCAGGTTTTACAAGTTATGATGATTTTATAAATGAGGCCACAGTTAACGGCAAAAAGTTCAGGCAGGATTGGAATAAGAACATGCTTCCAACAACTGCTGCTGTTGCTGGCGAATGGTCTTGTTTAGCTAGGGGTGGTGGAAATCCAGGTGCTGACGCTTTATTTAACACGGGAACTAACTTAACTTTCCAAGCGGTATCTGATTCAACAACGAATGCATCATCTATTCAGCACGGTGGATCAGTTGCGCCAGATTATAAGTATATTACAAATGCATCTGCATTTAGTGCTGCAGCGACGACTATGCCAGCTGTTGCTGTATTAGTTGATTTAGTAGGATTTTATCGAGTAACAAGCGTTACAACAATTACATCTCAATCGATGACAAATACTTTAGGTCAGACAAGCAACTTTACTGCTGACGCAAGTACGGATATTATTACACATAGTAACTATAATTTACTTACAGGTACACGCGTAAGGCTTACAACTACAACAACACTTCCCGGTGGATTGGCTACGGCTACAGATTATTATCTAATAAGAGTGACTGATTTAACTGCTAAACTTGCTACTTCTTATGCAAATGCAATTGCCGGAACAGCTATTAATATAACTGACGCTGGAACTGGGACTCACACGCTGAACTGGTTATTGCCTAGATATACAAATGGCGCTGGTGTTCAATCAATTATGTGGAACACTAACGCCACGGCATTGGGCGCGGCAACTCCTAACTTATCAATTGGTTATACAAATTCATCTCAAGCTGGATCTAGAGCAACTCCAACTGTTTTGCCAATTGGAAAAACTGCAGCAGCAAATGGCTTAATTTTATATTCAGGTACGGGTGCTGGTAAATATGGGCCATATATGCCTCTTCAATCTGGAGATGCTGGCATTGCGCAAGTTGATTCAACTACTATTTCTGTTTCTTATGTGTCTGGTGAGTTTTCAATAGGACTTGTTAGACCTCTTATTACAATGCCAATGACAACTATTGGAGTCGCTAGCGAGAGGGAATTTATGTCTCAAGTTGCTGGAGCAATGCCTAGAGTCTATGATGGCGCTGCTCTTTATTGGTTAATTTATCATGGAGCTGCAACTCCAACCAACTCAGCTTTCTACGGTCATCTAGATTTTATATGGGGATAATAAATGGCATTGATTGGAAACCATTCAGTATTAAATAAGTCTCATGCTTTTTTTACTAATGGCACGTCAACTGCTGGCGCTTATGCTGCCAATACAAAATCTAATTGGATAGGGCCTTCATATTATTCGCAAAGAAGATTTTCAATTTATCCTAAGACATCATTTGTTGAAGGAATGAATTTACACGAGGCATATCTTGGTCCATGGAAAAATGGTGGACTTTCAAGTGGTCTGAGGATTTCTGGTGAATCAAGCCTTTCAGCAACGGGTATTTTAGCTAGGCTTTCAAACTCATCAATCTCTGGAGCTGGTTCAGTATCAGCCTCTTTATCTGTAATTACTAAAGGATCATCCACTTTGCTGGGGTCTGGGTCTTTATCCGCAAACGTAGCTGCTGTCTCATCTTTGGCTGACGTTATGTCTGGAGCTGCCAGTCTAACTGCCAATCTTTCAGCAATAGTCCCACTTGCATCAGCTTTAAACGGAGCTGCGTCTGTTTCTGCTAATTTAAAAGGTAAAGGAAAGCTTGAGTCACATATAGATGTTGGAGCTGGCACTGAGTTAAGTCCTGAGAATTTAGCGGCGGCAGTTTGGGATATTACTCTTGCGGATCATGTAGATACCGGATCAACAGGAGCTGCGTTAAGTGATGCTGGCGGAGCTGGCAATCCATGGTCAGCCGATTTATCAAGCAATAACACTTCTGGTACGTTTGGATGGCTTGTTCAAAAACTATTAACAGTATCTAAGTTTTTAGGTTTGAAGTGAGTTTTGATTTAGCTGCCGACCAGATTAAATTGTGGCGTGAAGACCCAGTGAGGTTTGTTCGCGAAGTGTTCCACGTAGAACCTGATGAATGGCAAAAAGACGCGCTTATGTCTTTTGCTAAGAACAGGCGTATTGCAATGCTAGCGTCTAAAGGGGTTGGGAAAACAACACTACTTTCTTGGTGCTGTTGGAACTTTTTAGTCACAAGGCCATTTCCTAAAATTGCTGCTACATCTATTAGCTGGGATAACTTATCCGATGGTCTTTGGACTGAGATGAGTAAATGGCAAGTAAAAAGCCCAATGCTTAAGCAGATGTTCGTATGGACAAAGACTAGAATATTTGCGCGTGATTATCCTGAGAATTGGTGGATGTCGGCTAGGTCTTGGGCAAAAGGAGCTGATTCTTCACAGCAAGCTGATTCATTAGCCGGTCTTCATGCAGACTATATGCTCTTTGTACTAGATGAGGTAGGAGGAACTCCAGACGCTGTAATGGCGGCAGCAGAGGCGGCCTTATCTTCTGGAATAGAATGTAAACTATTAATAGCTGGAAACCCAACTCATACTGAGGGTCCTCTATATAGGGCGGCGACTAATGAAAGACATTTATGGGATGTTATTGAAATCAATTCGGATCCAGATAATCCTAAGCGCAGTCCACGTGTATCAATTGAATGGGCAAAAGAGCAGATAGCTAAGTATTCAAAAGATAATCCATGGGTTTTAGTAAACGTATTTGGAAGGTTTCCACCGGGTTCTTTAAATACTTTATTAAGCGTTGACGAAGTTAGAGACTCAATGAAAAGAGGACTGCGCGAACAAGATTATATGTACGCGCAAAAAAGACTTGGTGTGGATTGTGCAAGATTTGGGGATGACAGAACTGTCTTATTTCCACGGCAGGGCTTAAGAGCATTCAAACCCGTAGAATTGAGGAATGCAAGAACTAATGAAATAGCTGCCAGAGTTATGCTAGCTAAAAGCAAGTGGGGTTCTGAGCTCGAGTTTATAGATGACACCGGGGGTTTTGGTGCTGGTGTTATTGATTCTCTTATGCAAAATGGTATCGCTGCAAATGGTGTTCATTTTTCTGGTAAAGCAATTGATCAAAGGTATCTAAATAAAAGGGCTGAGATTTGGTTTAATATGGCAGAATGGATTAAGCGTGGCGGGTGTTTGCCTGATTTGCCTGAGCTTGTAGGTGAGTTAACCACTCCAACCTATTACTTTCAAAATGGTAAATTTCAAATAGAACCAAAGGACCATATTAAGGAACGCCTCGGCGCGTCACCTGATTTAGCTGATGCCTTAGCTTTGACTTTTTCTCTTCCTGATATGCCATCCTCAACAGCCCCTCTTGTTGTTGGATTATCTGAAAAAAGATTTAAATTTGAGTATGACCCTTTCGGGTCTAAAGACTAGATAGAATATATTGCTTGCCAATTGTAATTTTTACAATAACTCTATGCGCATGAGCGTAGAAGTCCGCACCGCTAATCTCGATGACATTGATTGGATACTTGGTCAGCTTAAAAACTTCGCTGATTTCTATGGTACTCGCAAAAACTTATTTGGCGATGATGCTGAATACAATAAAAATTTGATCACTAATTTAATTGAGAGGCATGTCTTCCTGATTGCTGAGTCAATTCAGTTTGGACGAATTGGATTTATCGCCGGTTCATTAGAACCTCATTTATACAATCCAGATATTACAGTTTTAAATGAATGTTTTTGGTGGGTTGACGAAAAACATCGTGGATCTAAAGCAGGTTTGCTTCTTCTTAATTCATTTGTTCATTTTGGAAAACGTGCAGCTGATTGGATTTGGATGACTCTTGAAACAGATAGTCCTGTTCAAGACAGATCTCTTATTCGCAGAGGATTTAAAGAACAAGAAAGAAGCTTCTTAATGGAGTGCGTTTAATGGCTGGTAAAAAAGGCGGATTACTATCTTCTATTGGAAATGCAACGGGTCTTGGAAAAGTATTTGGCGGAACTGCTAAATATTTAATTCCAGGAATTGGAGGAGCAATTGGCGTTGGAGAAGCTGTTTACGGTCAAACTATTAAACCAATAAATGAAGCTAAGCGCGAAATGAAACAAGAAGCAGATAGGCAAGCACAGATTCAGGCTGATGCTGAAGCTTTGGCCGCTGATCAAGCAAAGACTGCTGAGCTTAGTTCTCAGCAAAAGCAAAAAAGAGCTACTCAAAAAGCTTTAGCTGCAGGTCGTGGCGGAAGAGCCGGGACTATTTTAACGTCACCTCTTGGATTAACAGGTTCAGCTTCCGTTGGAAGTAAAAACCTTTTAGGAGAATAGCTTGGGTCAATATACTAAAAGGCAAGAACTTGAAATTCTTAGATCGCAATTATATAACGAAAGATCTACATTTACTTCTCATTGGCGAGACTTGTCTGATTTTGTTCAGCCTAGAAGGTCTAGATTTTACACTTCAGATGTAAACAAGGGCGATAGAAGAAATCAAAAAATTATAGATTCAACTGCGACCATGGCCCTTAGAACATTACGCTCTGGCATGATGTCTGGGGTCACGTCGCCCGCACGTCCTTGGTTTAGGTTAACAACTCCAGATCCTGATCTTGCTGAGTATGGGGCAGTTAAAATTTGGCTTCATAAAGTTCAACAAATAATTAACACAAGCTTTTTAAAGTCTAATTTATATAACATTCTTCCAACTACATATGGCGACATTGGTCTATTTGGCACTGGTGCAATGAGTATTGAAGAAGATTTTAACGGTGAAGTATTCTTTTCTCAAAGCTTTCCTATCGGATCATACATGATTGCTAAGAACGAATATGGGAAAGTAGATACTTTTGTCCGTGAATTTAAAATGACTGTTAGGCAAGTGGTTCAAAAATTTGGTGTTAATGATGATTCTAATGAAATAGATTGGTCCAATATTTCAATGTACGTTAAGAATCTTTGGGATACAAATCAATCTGAGCAATGGATTGAGGTTGTCCATGTTATTCGTCCAAATCATCAATACGATAGAAAAAAAATAGATTCAAAATATAAGAAGTTTCAGTCTGTTTATTATGAGCGTGGCGTATCTGGAGGAACTCAACAGGGATATTTGGATAATGCTGATGGCGAAAAAATGCTTTCAGAAAAAGGATATGACTATTTTCCTATTTTAGTTCCTCGTTGGGAAACAACTGGAGAAGATGTTTACGGCACTGATTGTCCTGGAATGCTAGCTCTTGGTGACGTTAAGCAATTACAGTTAGGCGAGCGTCGATTGATGGAAGCTATTGAGAAAAAGGTTCGACCTCCAATGGCAGCTCCGTCTAGTATGAAAAATCAATCAGCGTCTATTCTTCCTGGTGATATTACGTATGGAGATCCAAACACTATAGGATCATTCAAACCTCTTTTTGATGTTAATTTTCAGCTTGCCGAAATGGAACAAAAGCAACAGCAATGCAGATATAGAATACAAAAAGCTTTTTTTGAAGACTTGTTTTTAATGCTTGCTAGTTCCGATAGAAGGCAAATTACAGCGCGTGAAATTGAAGAAAGACACGAAGAGAAGTTACTGGCTTTAGGACCAGTGCTTGAGCAGTTAAATCAAGATTTGCTTGATCCTTTAATTGATATAACTTTTGAAATGCACCTAAGGCAAGGGCTATTGCCTGAAATACCAGAAGAGCTTCAAGGAATGGATCTTAAAGTTGAGTACATTTCAATTATGGCTCAGGCTCAAAAATTGGTTGGTATTGCTGGCATTGAGCGCTTTGCTGGCTTTGCGGGACAACTTGCTTCGATGGATCAAAACGTATTGAAGAAAGTTAAATTTGATCAAGTTATTGATGATTATGCAGACATCGTTTCTCTTAATCCAAATCTAGTTAGAACAGATGATGAAATGGCTCAAATTGCAGCTGCAGAACAAGAGCAAGCTTTGCGAGCTCAACAAGCACAAGAGGCCATGGCAGTTGCTCAAACAGCAAAAACATTAGGTGATACTCCTGTCGAGGGTGGAAATGCTTTAGATAGATTGTTGTCGCAAGCTAATGCTGGAAGTTTGGTGGGCTAGTATGAACCAACCACTAATTAAAAATGCAGGCGATGAAAATCAAATTAAGAACGCAAAAATAAAAGAGAATTTAAACGCTCAAAAAGAAACTCTAGATATGCAGTTTATTCTTCAAACTGAGCAGGGCCGTCGTCATCTTTGGAAGCTTTTAGAGTATTGCAGAATCTATGAGTCATCAGCTGATGCATCTGGTTCGATGACCTACTTTAAAGAGGGAAGAAGAGATGTTGGATTGTTCGTCTTAAATAAGATAATGCAAGCTGATCCAGATGGTTTTTTAAAAATGCAAATGGAAGCTAAGAAAGGGAAATATTAATGAGTACAGAGAATGCAAATGCGCAAACCACAAGCAGCGCAGTAGCTAATACTGAGACTTTAATTACGGCTACTTCTGCTAATACACAAAATGTTCAAGCGGAAGTAAAGGCTGAAACTAAGGTTGAAGAAAATGTTAAACAAACTGAAGCCAAGGAAGCTCCAAAAACAGAAGGGGCCAAAGAGCCTACTTATGATTTGAAGTTATCTGAGAATTCTTTACTAGATCAAAAGCGCCTTGAGGATGTTGTAGCTTACGCGAAAGCTAACAAACTAACTCCTGAGCAAGCTCAAGGTCTTTTAAGTAGAGAGGAGGCGCTCGTTAAGTCTGCAGTTGATGAGCATAATAATGCTATCGCAAAACAGACTGAGGAGTGGAAACAGGCTAGTTTAGCAGACAAAGAAATTGGAGGACCTGAGTTTAACAAAAATGTTGAAATGGCCCACCGAGTTCTTAAAGATTTTGGAAATGATACTATTAATAAGTTTTTAGAAGAATCAGGATTTGGCAATCATCCAGATGTTTTAAGGATGTTTGTTCGTCTTGGTAAAGCTACAGCTGAAGATAGAATCATTAATCCAAATGTTAATGGCGGAAACAAGAAATCGCTTGAAGATATTTTTTACGGAAAAACAAACTAAATAAAGGAGTTAATTAATGGCTACATTAGGCGCTAACGTATTAACGCTTGCTGATCACGCAAAGCGTTTGGACCCAGATGGAAAGGTTCCATCAATTGTTGAATTGCTTTCACAATCAAACTCAATCCTCGAAGATATGCTATGGATGGAAGGTAACTTGCCAACTGGTCACAGAACAACTGTGAGAACTGGTTTACCAACTGTTGCATGGCGTTTACTTAATCAAGGTGTTCAGCCTTCTAAATCAACAACTGCTCAAGTTGATGAGCAATGTGGTATGCTGGAAGCTTGGTCTGAAGTTGATAAAGACTTGGCTATGCTTAACGGCAATACTGCAGCTTTCCGTTTGTCTGAGGCTCAAGCATTTATCGAAGCAATGAATCAAGAAATGGCTTCTACATTGTTTTACGGAAATGCTGGACTTGCTCCAGAGGAATTTACAGGTCTTTCAATTCGCTACTCTGATCCAGCTGCTACTAACGGTCAAAACGTTATTGATGCTGCAGGAGCTGGTTCTGATAATGCTTCTATCTGGTTAGTTGCATGGGGCAGTCAAACTATTCACGGCATCTTCCCTAAGGGATCAAAAGCTGGTCTTATGCATGAAGATCTAGGCGAGGTTACTGTTGAAACTTCAGCTGGCGTTGGCGGCACTCGTATGCGTGCTTATCAAGATCATTTCCAGTGGAAGTGCGGAGTTGCTCTTAAGGACTGGAGATACGTAGTGCGAATTGGCTCTATTGATATCTCTAACCTTGTTGCGAAATCATCTGCTGCTGATTTGATTGAGCTTATGATTAAAGCAATTCATCGCTTGCCAAATATGGGTCTTGGAAAACCAGTGTTCTACATGAATAGAACTGTTTTCCAAATGCTCGATATTCAGCGACGTGATGATGTCGTAACTGGTGGCGGACTTATCTATGCAGACGTTGATGGTAAACTTGTGCCAACATTTCGCGGTATTCCAATTCGCGTTGTCGATGCACTTGTAGAAACAGAAACTGCAGTTTAATTTTAACAAAATAAAAGGAGACTTTTAAAATGTATATTGATTCACAACATTTATTTAGCGACGCTCAGGCTTTAACAGCCACGGCGGCCTCTACTAATTTAATCGACCTTGGTGCTGATAGAAACATCGGGATTGGCGAACCTATTGCTGTTGTTCTCACTGTTGACGTAGCAGCTGGTGGAACATCTCCAACTCTTGCTGTAGCTGTTCAAGCTGATGATAACTCATCATTTTCTTCAGCTGCTACAGTTGTTTCAAGCGCAACACTTACCGGATCGCAAATGACAGCAGGCGCTCAGTTTGTTATTCCAATTCCAGCGGATTTACTTACTGAGAGATATATTCGACTTAACTACACTGTGGGTGGAACTTCTCCTACAGTCACAGTTACTTCGTTTTTACAGCCTCAGAACATGATCCAAAATTATGTTTCTTATGCTGATGGTATTACTATTTCTTAATTGAAAGGATAATTTATGCAGGTAAAGGTTCAAGCCCTTCGACAAGGCTATTACAATCATAGACGAATCAGGGAAGGTTCTGTCTTTTGGCTTAAACATAGCGATATGATTTTAAGATCTTTTGTTAAAGATGAGAAAAAGCTAAAAGATTTGAAAGACAAAGGACGCATATATAAGTCTGGTAAGGATGAGTATGTGTTGCCATCATGGGTTAAGCTTCACGGTTCGACTAAAGTTGAGGAGCAGGAAGAAGTTCTTGAATCTCCTGCTGAAAGTCCTAAGTTAAGTGATGAAGTAATCTAAATTTTAGGGGGGTCTAAATGGCCCCCTTAATTCGAGGTATATAATGAATGCAGATAAGCGTTTGGGTTTTAACACAGATTATGAAACAGTTGCCGCGTCTCAAACTGATCAAGTTATAGGAAGCACTGGTGCTGCCGGTGATTTACTAGAACAACTAATTGTTAGTGTTGCAACATCAGCAACTGGAACGGTTTCCATTAAAGACGGCGCGAGCGGGTCATCAATTGTAATTACTGCTGCAAACACTCCAATTGGTGTTTACTCGGTTAATATTGGCGCCAAGTCAAATAG